CCGGCTACGCCTTCAACAAGTCGCACTCGGTGGAATATGCGGTGATTTCATTCTGGACGATGTGGCTCAAGTGCTACTACCCGGCCGAATACTTCGCCGCCTCGCTCACCGAAATCGACAAAGAAGAGAAGCGCGAACCGCTCGTGCAGGACGCGCGGCGCATGGGCATGCAGGTCTTGCCACCCGACATCAACCATTCGAGCGCACGGGTAGAGATCGTGGGCGAGGACAAGCTCTACGCCCCGTTCCAGGCGCTCAAGGGTCTGTCCGAGAAGGCTGCGGGCTACATCGTCGATGCGCGCAACAAGTGGGGCAAGCCCTTTGCCAACCGCACCGACCTCGACGCGGCACTGAAGGCGGCGGAATACTCGGGCCGGCACATCAACCAGAGCGTGAAGGACAAGCTGGTGCTCATTGGTGCCTTCGCCGAGTGCGAGGGCGACAAGGTGCCCGCCATGCACCCCGATCGGCTGAAAAACCGCATCGAGCTTCTGCCAGGTTTCACGGTCGATACTGTGAAAGCTGATCGAACGCTCAACGCTGAGCACCTTGCCTTGCTGCAACTGGTGCGCATCGGTGAGGAGACGCGCTCGTGCGAGAACTGTTCGCTCAAGGGCGGCGCCCACCCGATGCCGCGTATCGGGAAGACGCCGAAGTTCATGGTGGTGTCCGACAACCCGAACTGGCAGGAGGAGAAGGCGGGCAAGCTGCTCGAAGGCGACAGCATGAAACCGGTGCTGATCGCGCTCAAGGAAGCGGGGCTCTCGGCGCAGGACGGGTATTTCACGACGCTCGTGAAGTCCGGCAAGCCGAAGGATCAGAAGACGCTCACGAACGAGCAGATCAACGGGTGCTCCGAATACCTCAAGCGCGAGCTGGAGATTCTGAAGCCGCCGGTGATCGTGACACTCGGGAGCAACGCGGCGCGCTTCTTTGCGCCGGGCGTGAAGGGCGGCTCGATGGAGCTCGCGGGCAAGGTCATCTTCGACCCGAAGCTCGACGCCTCGATTGTTTTTGGCATCAACCCGGGACAGATCTTCCATGACCCGGGCAAGTATTCCGTTTTGCAAACCGTGGCCGCGAAGGTGGCCGACCTTATCACCTGACACTCAAGGAACAACATGAGCACCGATACGCTCTCGATCGAACAAATGGCTGCCCTCGTCGGCGACCTGGATAACCCGCCCGTCGCCGGCGCGAACGCCGCAGTGACCACGCCCACCGTCGCGGCCGCAGCCAATGCGCCAGTGGCCGCTGCAGCACCGGCGCCCGCCGTCACGAAGTCGGGCCTGAAGGTCTTCGTGGACGTGGCACAGCTCAAGCGTGATCTGGCCGTCAACCCGAACGATCTGGACGATGCGGTCATCAGCCAGGCGCCGATGTTCGTGCACTACGCCGAGCAAGCCGCGTATGCACGCCGCCAGTATGAGAAGGCGAAGCTCGCGGCCGACATCCTCGAAAGCCAGCTCGATAGCGCGTGGCGCAAGAAGCTCGCGGAAGACGGCGGCAAGGTGACCGAGAAGATGGTCGAGAACGCCGTGAAGGCCGACCCGCGCTATGCGAGCGCGCAGAACCAGATCATCGAGGCGCGCGCGCTCTTCGACATCGCCAACGACGCGCGCGAAGCCTACACGCAGCGCAAGGACATGATCGTGCAGATTTCGGTCGATCGCCGTCGCGAGCGTGAAGGGCAACTGCGCATCATCGCGGCGAAGGAAGGCGAGAACGCAGTGCAGTCGGGCCGCGAAGCTGCGCTCGCCGCCGAAGCCGCACGCCGACAAGCCGCCTGAAGGATCTTTCAATCTTTTCGAAGTCCGGTAAGTCACACGTTACTATACTGAATCATGCAGGGCGAGACGGTGACGAAGCTGTCACAGGATCGTCCGCAAAACCTGTGACTTACTGCCTAAAAACTTCTGACTAAGGAAACGAAACCATGTCAACTGCTCAACTGATGGAACTGCTCGCGAAGCGCAAGGCTGCAACCGGTGGTCAAAAGACGATCAAGCCGAAGGCTGGTCGCAACCGTTACCGCATCCTCCCGGGATGGCGCACAAACGGTGACCCGACGTTCTTCCATGACTTCGGCCAGCACTTCATCAAGGATGCAGCCGGCCAGGTGAAGGCCGTCTACATCTGTGCGGACAAGACCTTCGGTCGTCCGTGCGAGGTGTGCGATGCGGTCGCGCAGGGCATCCAGATGTCCACCGATGACGTGCAGAAGAAGCGCGTCGAGGAAGCGAAGTCGAGCGGCCGCGTGCTGCTCAACGTCCTCGAGCTCGACGGCACGCAGCCGACGGTGCCGCAGATTCTCGAAGTCGCGCCGACCGTGTTCAACGGTAAGAAGGGCGTGGGCGGCATCATCAGCCTGTTCGACGAATGGCCGAACATGCTCGACCCGAACACCGGCAACGACATCATCGTCGAAAAGTCGGGCACGGGCCTGGACACCGCCTACAGCGTGCAGATCGCGGGTGCCTCGAAGCCGGTTCCGGCCGATGCGCTCACGAAGCTGAACGACCTCGACGCCTACGTGATGCAGGAAAACGCGCAAGCGCAGCAGCGCGCACTCGCCTCGGTGCGTCAGGTCGCGGGCCTCCCGGCCCCGACGCAGACCTACCAGCCGGCCGCAGCACTCCCGGCAGGTGCGTCGAATGTCTACACCGCGCAGGGAGCGACACCGTGGGAAGCCGACGAGACGCTCGACATCGGCACGCTCGCGAACCCCGCAGCGGCCGCAGCAGTGGCGACGCCCGCTCAGCCGGTCGCAGCAGCGCCGGTGCAGCCCGCAACTGCCGAAGTGGCAGCGGCGGTCGCAGCGGTCGCCACGCAGGTTGCGCAGCCGGTGGCAGTCGCACAGCCCGCAGTCGCGACGCCTGCACCCGCAGCGGTGGCTCAGCCCGCAGTTGCAGCAGCCCCGGCTGCCGCAGCAGGCACGGGTGACCCGGAGCTCGACGCTCTGCTCGCGGGCCTGTAATCGAAGCCTGATGTAACGACCAGCGGCGGGGCTCACACCTCGCCGCTTCTCATTGAGAGGTTTCGATAGTGGCAAACACATTCCTTGTTGACGCGAACTCCATCGGTCGCGCATCGCATTCCGGCACCGTGCTCACGGTCGGCAAGTTCCAGACGCAGGCGGTGTTCGGGTTCGTCCGTTCAATGGGCGCGCTGTATCGCGACTATCCGGCGTTCGAAAAGTCATTCGTGCTGTGGGACGGACGCGCGGACTTTCGTTACGCGATCCACCCCGGCTACAAGGGCAAGCGCAAAGACGCGCTGGTCGATCCGGTAAAGGCTGCTGAGCGCGCGGCATACGACGCACAGGTGCCCTTCATCAAGAAGGCGCTCGATCTGTTGGGCGTGCCGCAGATGGTGAACGCCGAGCGCGAAGCAGACGACCTTGGGGGCTTTCTCGTGCCGCGCTTGACGAAAACGGGGAAGGTGCTGCTAGTCACGGGCGACACCGACTGGTGGCAGCTCGTCGGCCCGAACTGCGATTGGTTCGATCCTCGCAAAGCGGGCATGTATGTGTCGCTCGAAGACTTCTTTCAGAAGACCGGCTACTTCACCCCGGACGAATACATCGAGGGCAAGGCGCTGATCGGGGATTCGACCGACGACATTCCGCCGGCCGGCGGCATCGGCAAGAAGGGCGCACCGGAGTTCATGGCGCAGTTTCGCTCGATGCAGAAGTTCCGCGACATGTGCGACGCGGGCGAATTTCAGCCGAAGCTCAAGAAGCACGTCGAGCTGTGGAAGGGCGAGAGCCGCCGCAACTGGGACAGGAACATGCAGCTGATGGACCTGCGCAGCGCGCCCGCACCGGACCCGGCGAAGACCACGATCACGCAAGGCACGCTCAACGAGGATGGGTTTCGCGCGCTGTGTGAGCGCCTCGCATTTCGGTCGATTCTCGCGCAATGGGATCACTTCATGACCCCGTTTCGCCAACGTTACCAGGCGCGTCTCGCGCGCGCCGCTTGAAGGACACAGAACATGGACGACATTGTGATTGAAAAGCACGTCCCGCCGCCGAAGGCAGGACACGGTTCATGGGGCAGCGTGCTCGCCCGCATGGAGGTCAACGACTCGTTTGTCGCTGACGACGAGAAGGCAGCGCGCGGGGCGATTCGCACCGCGGCCGCGCGCCTGAACATCGCCCTGACGATCCGCAAGGAAGTGGACGCAGACGGGAAACTCATCGAAGGAAAAATGCGCGTGTGGCGCATCGAAAAGGAGCAAGCAGAATGAGCATCGCAGACGATCTGGCAAAAGCAATCATGGGCGCGGTGGGTGAGTCCGACGCGGAGCTCGAGGTTCCCGGCTACATCGACACCGGCTACGAGCCGCTCAACGAGATCCTCTCGGGCGACCCGAAGAACGGCGGCATCGCGATGGGCCGCATCTTCGAAATCTTCGGCCCGTCATCGTCGGGCAAGACCTGGCTCGCCACGCAGCTCATGAAGCAGGCTCAGGTGATGGGCGGCATCGCGCTGTTCATGGACCACGAACTGACCTTCCAGCAGCCGTTCGCTGAGAAGTCGGGCCTCAAGACGGAGTTCCCGTGGTTCATCTACAAGCGCCCCGATACGTGGGAAGCCTCGAACACGATGGCTCTGCAAGCGGCCGACGCGATTCGCAAGAGCAAGAAGCTCGATCCGCTGGCGCCCATCGTAGTCGTGTTCGATTCTGTCGCCGCGATGATCCCGCAGTCCGTGTTCGAGAAGGGCATCACGGACTACAACATGAACGACACGACCGCGCTCGCTCGCGTGTCCTCGACGACGCTCAAGTCCATCAACCAGCAGTCGGCGAAGATGAACGTGACGATCGTCTACCTGAACCAGATCCGCACGAAGCCGGGCGTGGTTTATGGTGACCCGACGACGACCCCGGGCGGCTCGGCGTTCGAGTTCTACGCCACCGGCCGTCTCGCGCTCGGCAAGAAGTTCATCAAGGCGAAGGTCAACGGCAAGGACGAGATCGTCGGACAGCTGATGGGCATCGAGACGAAGAAGAACAAGCTGGCTCGCCCGCGTCAAGAGGTCGATCTGCGCCTGCAGTTCCTCGACGATGGCATGACCACCGTGAACCTGACGCTCTCGCTGCTCGACCACGCGGTCGCCGTGGGCAAGCTGAAGAAGCTCTCCACGGGCCGCATCGAGTGGATCAACGGGTCGAGCTACCCGCCGGGCCAGCTCGCGGACATGATCGACAAGGGCGGGCTGAAGACGGCGCTCCTGCACGTCATCTACCCGAACCACTACCCGGCGCCCGCAGTCGCGCCGGTGGCGGCAGCAGCCTAACCCATCCCGCTCCCTATACTCGAAAGCAGGTTAATCGAGATAGGGAGCGCGCGATGGAACAACACGTAATCGAATTTGCGCCGCCGGCCGAAGGGCTCGACGGCGTTTCTGTTTTCAACACCTTTCGCCTCGGGCGTGTGTGGCACGAACGTCTGAAAGAGGGCGACGAGGTGTTCCTCATGTGGGCGAAGAAGATGCAGGTGTTCGGGCGCGCGACGGTCGGCCCGGTGCACAAGGGCAAGCTCAGGGAGATCGCCGAAGCGCACGCGCGGTTCAACCACAACCAGACAGCGAACCCCGACACGGCGGGCGCTGCGGATCGTCTGATCGCCAACATGACGAAGCGCTATGGGCCACACATGGTTCACGACAATAAGCTTTCGACAGTCATTTATTTGCAGAGGATCGAATGATCGACATTCCAATCGAACTACCCGCGGGGTGGCGGGCATCGCGCTTTGACGACGACTGCATCATGGTCTGCGCGCCGGGCCTCGGTCGCGTCGCCGTGACCATCAACGTGAAGGAGCGCTCCTTCGTTCTGGGCGCGCTGCGTCCGCGTCGCACCGTGCTCGGCGTGGACGTCTATCGCGGGCGCGGCTGGCAGGCGCAACTCTACACGGCCGCCGTCGAAGCATTGCAGAGGTCGCTCAATGGCTGAGCTCAAGGTCAAAGAGTGGAAGCCCTCGACCTGCGGCAAATTCCAGTCCGCCAAGGTCAAGAAGGGCCACAGCCTCTACGGCGAGATCCGCAAGTATCCGAACGGTATGTCGATCTACTGGGCCTTTCGCAAGCCCGACGAGGTGTTCGTGGAGCTCGACGCCTGGGCGGTGGATACCGAGACGATCTCCGTCATGAAGAGCCGGCGCGTCACGCACATCGGCATTCTGGTGTCGAACGGCGACCAATACCTGACGCGCATCGAAACCATGACCGACAAGGTCAAGGGCGCCGTGGTCCTCAACTACAGCAAGCACAAGGGCGCGCGGGGCAAGTTCGGCGCGCGCCAGTGGTATCTGCCGCGCTCGCAGTTCGTGCAGCAACTCGCGCCGCCGGAGTCGACGCTGGAGCAGATGAAGATCAGAGGCCGCCGATAGTGATCCTGCGGCTGGGCTAAGGCTCTTTCGGGCTAACCCTTCCCCCGCCCATTCCGTGTGGAGGGTCAACCGGAGGCGTTGATGGGGGCGGTGATGGAGGTATCGCCCTCGGGCGCGCACTGAGATCGGCGGCGTTTGCAGCCTGATTCAAATTTGCTGCCGCTTGTCCTGTATTCGAGCTGGTGCTACTCGGGGAGGGCGATGGTTTTGCCCACGGCGTGGGATGGGGAGCAGGTTTTTGAGAAAGCGCGACGATGGGCATAGCAGCGAGAAGGCAATAGATAACGCTTTTCATTATTCCCTCCGATGAATCATGCTTTGAAGTGTTTCCACTTGTTATCAAGTTTTAGCGCAGCGGTGAAGAAAATGAAAGGGCAAATGGAGCGATTCGGTTTTGGTAAGTAATTAATAACTTACATTCGCGTTAGAATTGGTCGTTCTGAAATGAGGAAACAACACGATGCTAGCCACCGCATTACTTTGTATGACCTTGAATGTGTATTTCGAAAGCCGGGATCAGCCGATCCTCGGGCAATACGCTGTCGCCGCCGTCACCATGAACCGCGCGGGCGACGATCCGGCCAAGGTCTGCGAGGTCGTCACGCAGCCGCATCAATTCAGCTGGACGACCACTAAGCTCGCGCGCGACCGCAAGGGCTGGCGGCTCACAAAGGCGGGCGTGCCCAAAGACGACTTCGCCTGGATGATCGCGAGCCGCATCGCCTACAACACGCTCACCGGCAAGAAGATCGACCTCACGCACGGCGCGACCTACTTCCACACGAAAGCCGTGCGCCCAAGCTGGCGCGAGAAGTTCATCCGGGCTGTCACCATCGGCGACCACGTTTTTTATCGCGTCACGTAAGCAACGGGTTACTATACTGTCACCTGTAGCGCACAGGTTTCTCACCTTTCAACCACTCAGGAGTCACACCGCATGTCCATCGCCTCGTTTTTCTCGAAGCTCTTTCTGCACGCCGCCTCATGGGCGGTGCTGCTCTACGGTCTGCTCGCCCCGGCGCACGGCTACGAAAACCTCGCCGTGTTCGCGTTGGGCATGATTTCGGTCATGGGCCTCATCAGCACGATCGTGAGCGGCGGCGTCAGTTCGCTCGACGTGCCGGGCAGCTTCTTCGGCAAGCTCATGTTCCGGGCCTTCCAGATCTCGTCGGCGCTATTGGTCTTCATCCTCGCCGAGCACGGGCACTTCGTAGCTGCCACGCTCATGACCCTCATGTGGTTTGTGCGACAAGCCGCCTACCGTGAAGTGCGCATGCGTGAAAAAGCCTTCAAGGAGATTCTCAAGGACGCGGCCGCCCGTTTCGACGAATTCGACGAGCAGATCCGTGCCGGGAAAGAGGTCGAGCAACCTGCATTCGGCACGAAAGCGACCACGGCCCAGGTGAACGTCAATCCGAACGCCGCCCGTGACCCCGCCTTCGGTTACCCGTTCACCCCGAGCGACATCGCCGCGACCAGCGCGTAACGCATCACCAGCAGTAGAAACAGGGGCCGCGTGCCCCTGTTCAGCTTCCAGAACTTCGTCATGAAAATGACGCAATCGAATTCAGAACGAGGGAAACCATGCAGCCATACGGGGTGCTTTCCGATTCACATTGTCATGACTGGTCCGCATTCGCGACCGAAAACGACGACCTGATTAACACACGGCTCGCAGTCATCCTCGACGAGATCGAGCGGTGCGCGGCCGAAGTGCACAAGGTGGGCGGGGATACCGTCTACCACGCGGGCGACCTGTTCCACGTTCGCGGGCGCATCGCGCCGAGCGTGCTGAACCCGACGCGGGATCGCTTCGAACACATCTACCGGACCTACGGCGTGAAGTTCCGCCTGCTCCCGGGCAATCACGACCTGGAACACAAGCACAGCAATCGCGTGGGCAACGCCATCGAGGCGATGCGCAGCCAGTGGGTCGAGGTCGGCCACGACACGCAGGTGTTCCCCGAGCACAACGTCCTGATGGTCCCGTGGGTCGAGGGTGTCGCGGATCTGAAGAAGCGCCTCGAGTTGGAGCGCGACAACCTGCTCACGCAGGGCGAAGACCCGGCCAACTACAACCTCATCATCCATGCGCCGATCGACGGCGTGATCGAGGGCTTGCCCGACCACGGCCTCACCGGCGAGTGGCTCGCAGCGCTCGGCTTCAAGCGGGTGTTCAGCGGCCACTATCACAACCACAAGGAGATCGCGCCCGGCAAGGTGTGGTCGGTGGGTGCCACGACGCACCAGACATGGGGTGATACCGGCAGTAAAGCGGGCTTCCTGATCGTTTCGACCGAGGACGTGAAGTGGCACTGCTCGCGCGCGCCGCACTTCGTGGACATCGAAGCGGGCATGGACCCGAGCGAAGTCGCGCTGCGCTGCGACGGAAATTACATCAGGGTCCGCGTGATGAACGCCAAGCCTTCGGAGGTGAGTGCAATTCGTGACGGCCTCATGAAGCACGGAGCTTTGGGTGTCAACGTGAACGTCGTCAAGGTTCCAACTACGGGCCGGGCGGTGACATCGACAATCAAAGCGGGCGCATCTGTTGAGGTTCAAGTGACCGACTACATCAAAGCAAATTCGCTCGAACACACGGAGCTGGTGCAGCAAGCCGCAATCGCGGTGCTCGCGGAGGCGGTATGACCGAGCGATGGCTTCCCGCGGTCGGTTTCGAGGGTCGCTACGAGGTGTCCGATCTGGGGCGCGTGAGGAGTCTGTTGGACAACCGAGGTCGCCCAAAGCTCCCGCTGCTGCTTGCCTTGCAAGTGCATCCGAAGTCGGGCTACGTGCAGGTGAACTTCAAGGTGGACGGCAGGGTAATTCGCCCATATGTCGCGCGCCTGGTCCTCGAAGCGTTTGTGGGACCGTGCCCGGAAGGGCAAGAGGCATGTCACGGGGATGGGGTCAGGGGCAATAACGTCTTGGCGAACCTCCGATGGGACACGCACATCGCGAACATCGCGGACAAGAAAGCACACGGCACGATCTCGCACGGGGAGCGGAACGGTCAGTCGAAGCTGACGCAGGCGCAGGTCGATCAGATTCGCGTCCGGTGCGCAGGTGGTGAGAAACATTGGAAGCTCGCTCGCGAGTTCGGCGTGAGCGATGCATTGATTTCACTTATCAAGTCCGGCCAACGCTGGGCGGAGGTAGTTTAGATGGAAATTCTCAAACTTCGGGCAGTCAACTTCCTGACGCTCGGCGACTCGGGTGACCTGTCGCTCAAGG